CAGGATAACGTCCTAGTACATCATTGTATGCAGTAACAACTTTGTACTCTGCGCTATCCCTAAATTGATTAGCTACATCAGTAATGGAAGCATTACCAGCACTGACCTGACTAGCCCACCAATCAAGCCCAGGCTTGTCTGCTGACCGCTTAAGTAGTGTGGTATATAGATTGTTTAGATCATCAACTATAAGATCATAAGCTGATCTAGCAGAAGTAGGACTTACAGTAGTTGATCCATTAGAAGCTAAGGCGAACAAACCATCATCACCTTCAGTCTGTCTAAAATCACCAATCCTTGTTGTACTCATTAGTATGTACCCCCATCTACGTCAAAGCTACCAGTGAATGATGTGGTAACATTTAACGTAGGTACTGTTACTGTACCAGTGAAAGTAGGAGATGCGATATCTGCTTTGGTTTGAACAGCAGAAGCGATGTTGTTATATTCGGTATCGATCTCAGTGCCTTTAATAATCTTTGCAGCATTCCCACTAGGCAGGGAATCCTTAGCAGCAAAGTTAACAGTCTTCGTATAGTTACTCATTAGATTACCCTACCAGATTTAACGAACACATCCAATTGTTGTACAGAAAAGATGTCAGTGCTGATATCAGCTTCAATACCTATCTGGAATACTCTACCAGTAGAACTAACTTGCTGACGAACAGTATTGATCAAGATACCTGCGTTGTATTCAGCTATGTTGTACTCTGAGACATTGTATTCAGCACGAGTCTGTGCAGGTAGTGGGATTAGTGCTGATTGGTATGAATTACCATAATCAACACCCCAGTTAAGGAACACGTTAGTTGCCTGACCACCAATGATCAACAACACAATCTTCTTTAAGATCTTCAATACGTATGCTGATCCAGCATCGATGTGGCTGGTGTAGTATGCAAAACGGAATGCAGATCCGTTGTCATTGTTTCCTGTATACAGACCAATGTAGCCAGGACGAGTAAGATAAAGTAAGCGGTTGTTCGTAGCACAGAAGTTCTTTGGTGATAGTGTCCATGTAGTTGCTTTACACGAACCATCAGGGAGCCTACTCTTTAGATCAAAACAGTATGTGATACCACGAGTAGGTAGTGTTAATAGATAGAAACCATCCTTCTCATAATAGACTGACTTGATCTCTGCATCATTGCTGTTAGCAATCACATCAGAGATAAGATCATCTCTAACATTCCTTGATACATCGAACAAAGGTGCTGACTTCTCTTGTATGATACGACCAAGACTACGTACACCTGTATCAGCTAAGAAGAAGATATCTGATCCTACATCCTGTACTGAATCCCTACTGATGCAACCAACACCATCAATAACTTCTACGATAGCGAGGTTACTCGTAGGATCTGATGCAGCACCAGAGAAGATGATGATAGACTTCTTACAGAATGCTATGAGAAAGCCATTAAAGGCTGCTAAGGCTACGATACTATCAGTACCATTAGTGAACTGACTCTCTAAGTTAATAGAGCCTGAAGAGCCTCCAGACCATTTAAACCCTTGTAGAGCATCAGACCATGTGATGGTAACCTTATCAGTGGTAGTGTCAGCAACCCATAAACGACCAAAAGCACCTAATACTTCATTACCTAATGGTACTGTACCTGAATAACCAGGATGTGCTGACATCAAACTATATGTATTAGTTACATGATCATACACTATAGGATCATGGTTACGCTGAAAGAAGAAGGTCATATCATTGAAGTCAATGACTTTCCAATCCTGTGCTGTCCACGTAGAACCAGTGTACTTCAGTGTTAGTGATGTAGTACCTGAATAGATCTTGTTATCACCGATGGTAAGGATCTCAGTACTACCGTCATCTTTGATCACTTGTTTGATAACATAAGGTTCTGTGCTGTTATACCCAGCAGAGGTATTAACATTGTCCCAACCACGCCTAGCAGCGATACGACCAAACTGATCAATCACTGCATTCTGTGCAATCAAAGCATAGTCTTTTGTCAATGAGACAGAAGAGTCTTGGGTGTTAAGACCTGCAAAGCCAGGAGCTACAATACTGATGGCTTTGAGTTGATCAGCCATTATACTGCTTCCCAGGTTAACTCATCTTTGAAGCGTTCAGCTTCAATAGAGATATAGTTAGCTACAGTCTTACGATATAACTCTGATTGTTGATCGGACAAACGACCACCATCTTCGCCACGTTCATTGATAGCACGAAGATAAGCACCTTGTACAATCACATCCTTTGGTAACCAAGCATAGTCTAGGTCATTTACTAAGTCTTCTTGAGGTACAACACACTCTGCTTTGATGCTGTATACCTGATCTGGTATAGGGAATACACTGATGTTAAGTACACCTGTAGCTGCTGTAGATGGTGCAAAGCTGTAGTAGTAAGGTCTACCAGCCTGTGTAGGATTAACATTCAGTAGTGTGTTCATATGATCTTCAGATACTTTCTCTAAGTAGAGATGAGCACTTGGAAGATAAACAGATAACACCCTAGTACGTGGATTAGTGCTAGGAATCTCGTATTGAGATACAGTACTAGCAGTGCTTATAGTCTTTGTTGTACGAAAGATAGCCCAGTTCCAAGCATCTTCAACTTCTCTCTTGGCTTCATTGACCATCTCACCGATCAACAAAGAGTACGATGATTGACTTACAGTCTGTACTGTAGGCTCACGTACTCTAAGTAGGACTGCGTTAACTAGATCCAAATAAGTAGTAGCCATTACCCTTTCACCTTATTTAAAAACACCGTTAGGCACTTCTAGAGGAAACGGCATTATTTACCCCACTTCGTTTGGTCGGCCCACCATGCCGCTGACATCTTACCTTTAGCTATGTTCTTTGCATGACGAGCTTTAAAGGCTTTGTTCCTTGCTGAACCTTCAGGAGAACCTTTAACACCTTGTTGTCCGAAGCGAATCGTCTTAACTTGATCACCGTCCTTTGCAACAACAATATGAGATTTCGTAGGATGGTCCGGTGTACGCTTCGGTTTGTTGTACCCAGACACTCCTGCCCTTGCCAATCTAGAGTCTTTCATTTCTTCTTTTTCTTCTTCATAGCCATACCAGCCTCTGATAAGGCAATGGCAACTGCTTGCTTACGTGACTTCACTACAGGACCACCTTTACCGCTATGTAGTGTTCCTTCTTTATACTCACGCATAACTTTACCTACTTTAGCTGGTGACTTCTTCATGATGGACAACCCATCTTCTTTTCTTTAGCCTTCATAGCCTTTGATTCAGTCTTCTCATGCTTCTTCTTAGCCATCGGTGAAGCATACTCTTCTTTCTTCATGGGTTTCTTTTTAGCTTTCATCTTTCTTCCTTCCAAAGATCATCTGTATTGTGTCTGTTTCCCATATCCTTATTGCAGTCCATACAATGGTGAGGACAGCAGCCATTGCAGGCAGTAATTCAGCTAGAGTACCTACAACTGTAATGATTGATAGGGCATCACCAACTTGCTTTACATGCTCATCTGCCTGTAAAGCCATGATTAGCTCACTGAATCAGCTACAGAGTCTGCACCAATAGAATCAGTAACAATCCACTGGCAGGTCGCTTCATCAAGCGTTGCATCTGCGCTTGGCTTGGGTGGAATAAAAGCATCACGCGCAGGATCGTAAATCCCGCCAATTGCTGCGTAATTTTTGCGCTTTTTGCCGTTGTAACTGGTCTGCTTCCAGTGCGGATAGCCACCAGACCACGCAACCAAGAAGTCGATGCCTTTTTGCTCTTGCTCAACGCCATTCTCGTCAAGCAATTCGTTGTTGTGAACAACATTGACTTCAAGCACCAGGTTGTTTTCATCAAGTTTTGCAAAGTGAGCCATGCGTCACCTCAAAATGTAATCGAACCGTTGCCGGTGAACGTATAGCGACGGTAACCGCCAGAAACCACAACAGTAGGTGAACCGGTTGTTGATGCGGCAGCAGCGTATGAATCGGGATAAGCAATAATCACGATGCCAGAACTTCCAGCGCCGCCACTTCTATTTCCACTTGGAGATGCACCGCACCCACCGCCACCACTAGCTGTATTAGCACTTGGTGCATTGCTTCCATTGGAGTTTGCACCACCAGCACCACCTATGCTTGAACCTCCGGCACCGCCGCTAGCCGTGTAACCACCACCTCCACCGCCGCCCCCATAAGTACCGCCACCTAATGCTGCGCTTACGGTCGCCCCAATCCCGCCTGTTCCACCTCCCGCTCCAGAACCATTTCCACCTAATCCACCTGCGCCACCACCACCACCGCCACCATACTGCGCAGAACTAGCCGAACCTGCCCCGCCGTCATAACCCTGCCCAGCCGTTCCCGTGCCACCCGGAGAACCAAACGAAGAGCCACCACCTGATCCGCCAGGACTACCTTGTGTTAGTGTGCTTACGTTGCTTGCCGCGCCTCCGCCGCCTTTTGTTGCCGTAACAGTTGTGAAGAATGAACCAGAAATTGACGAATCTGTTCCGTTATTGCCTTGAATACTTCCAGCACTTGTAGCAGCACCACCGCCGCCAACGGTCACGTTAATGGTTTGACCAACTGCCGCTTTTAATGAAGTCGATGTTTTGTACCCACCAGCTCCGCCGCCTCCTGATGGATAGTCGCCAGGATTTGCGCCGCCGCCGCTTGCCCCGCCAGCAAAGACAGCGTATTCAAGCGGGATTAAAGAACCACCGCCAGCACCAAGTAATAAAGCAAGAATGCCTGTCATAACAACCTCTTAGGTTAATCCAGTGCCAGAAATAAGCCACGTTGTAGAGGTCATTTTGACCGCTGTTGCTATGCCATACTGAGCAAGGCTTCGTGATCCTGTTGTACCTGTTCCTGCTAAGTACATAGTGTCAGTAGTAATCGCAATCGTGACAACCTGCGAAGTCATGTTAATGAATGTTAACACAGTTCCTACTTCATATGCAACAGAACTATTCGCAGGAATCGTAAATGTTCTTGCATTAGCGTCTGTTGAAGGATGTAGAATAGCTTTACCAGCATCTGTATCTACTAATGTATACGCTGCTGATTGTGAGTTAACAGGTACATTAAGATAACCTAGTGTAACACCGTCTGTGGATGGTAATGTTTGAGTAAAGCTGCTATTACTATTCGCAGACTGTAGTGTTGTAGTACCTGAGCCACTTGCGTGGCCTTGAAGTTTTATTGCGGACATTAATAGCTCCTTAAGCTAAAACCATCCATCTCTGACCTGTTCCTACAGTTACAGAGACTCCTGTGTTAATCGTTACAGGACCAACGCTAATACCATTCTTAGCGGAAGTGACTGTATAGTTTGAAGAAATTGTTTGGTCATTCTCTAGGATCGTTGATGATCCGCCACCACCACCTGTAGCAGCGATGGTAATAGCACCATCACCATTAGTTATGGTTACATTCGAACCAGCAGTTAATGTAGCCTTCGTTAAACCACCAGAAGCGTTACCAATAAGTAGTTGGCCATTAGTGTAGCTAGTCTGTCCAGTACCACCATATAAAGGACTAATCGTTGTTGCAGTCC